CGTCGATAGCGCCACGAGAGCGCGACAGAGAATGCTCAGTTGCCAGACCTACGAGAGAGTAGTTGGCATCATTGGCTTCGTCTGCTGCTGCTGGTGCGGAGGTCGCAACGTACAGCCAGTAATCCCTTGCGGATTTGTTTTTAGCCATTGTCCTGTTGGTTTAATTTATCCCGTAGGTCGGGAAACGTGTTTTCGAAAACAGACGAGTCTACGGAATAAATGCGACCCGTTGCCTCTGCCAGTTGCTCAACGCTCCACATGTTTGTGTCGGTCTTTATGTCCACCAAGTCGGCGGCTTGCTCGCGGCATTTTGATATATACTTGAACTTACAAGGGTATGCCTTTGTTTGCATACGGTTGGTAAACGATCTGTCAAGGTATCTGTTCAGCCCTAAATCCCACGGCTGCCAATTTACCCGGTCAAGTACATTAGAGGTGGCAATCATTCCTGCGCCGGGGTTGTGGCGCTCGCCGTAGTACGCTTGCTTATTTCGGGTGTCATAATAGTAGAGGTCTTTCAGTCCTACCACATCTGCGCCGAGATCGATGTGAGACAGAGACAGCTGTATTGCCTTGGCGGTCATTATATCATCAGAGCCTACAATCAGGACTGCATCCACTCTATTACGTAGCGCCGCCATGCCCGCGTTCCACTTGTCGGACAGCGGCAGGTTGCCGTGTTCGAGATATTCCCATCCCGCCTGCTCTGCAAGGCTCCTGCTTACATCGCCCTCGCTACCGACCGCTAAGCGGACAGAGCGGACAGGCGATAGGTCCAAGTGGGCATAGTGATCCAAAACAATTTGAGCGATAGCGTGGCGTTTCCATAGCGTTGTAAGTATACCAAGTGTCATGAAGTCTGAGTAAGGATGAAGCGCACCCGGTACGGCACTCCCCAGTAAACCTCGTTTGCTCTCATGTCATCGCGTAAAATCGGCCCGCCGAAGTCAGGGTATACATCCGAGACCTCGTAGTCAGTCACCGTGTACACAACGTCACGGTCGGTCAAGGCGGCAAGTCCTGTCGATGCGTTAGCCTGCGCCGTGTTGGGGTCTGTTGCCCACGAAATGCAAGTGTGTGTTACCTCTGCCCCTTCGGTTGTTTTGGTCGTCAGCGGTCCAGGTATGAAGGTTGCATCACCAAAAACCGTATAGGGCGGCGTGAGGCCCTCTGGAGGGTTAACGTATGCCGTGACACCTGCTGCATTTAACAGGGTCCATATCTCATCCTGTACGGCTTTGCGTGGGTCTTTCATTTTAGCTTGAGTGCTGCAATCATTCTTTGGCGGTGGTCTGCGCGATTAGCCTCTGCTGCCGGGTTCAAAAATGGCTGCGCCTTATTGCCTCGGGTTATCACGAATGATTCGGTTGCCTCGTTGTAGTAAACCCACGGCGTTGTACGGTGTCCTCCCTTCGGATTATTTCCGTAAACACCTGTGCCGAACTCGACGAACTCCGAGTAGTGCGCCTTGCTCACAACGTAGGCTTCGTAGTTACGGGTCGGCTCGGCAACGATCATACGACGAAGCGAACCGCCACGCGCACCCATGCCGCTTCCGCTCTGCTTGTTGACCGGAGCGTTCTTGATGGCATCGTTACGGACCAACTGCTTGGTGGTGTTGATTTCCTGTACGATCCGATCTTGAGCCTGTTCAGTATACTTGGAAATGTCGCCGAGGGCTTTCTCAAGACCGACCACCTGCACATCAATCTTTGCCATTAGCCCTGCCTCTCTGTTTTGACGATCATGAACTTGTCGCGGAAGTCCACATTTTCGACCGAGCGCACATCGTGGTTCTCGCTGCGAAAAACGAGTCGATACTTGTTGAGCATCTGCGTATCAGCTGTGCCGAGATCGTCCCTGTATCGCATCGTGAACTCGTGCGTATAGATGGCCTCGGGTTTACTCGCGTCTTCAGCTTCGCGTCCCGTCAGCGTCCGCACAGAGGCGTACACGGTCTCGATGGTTGCCCATGTCTCCGTGATGACACCGAGGTTGTTCGTTGCCGTAGCAGTCTGCACCGCCACCCTATGCCGCATTTCTCCGATCATCAGTAGCCAATGGTTCTATGGTGGGCAATCTCGCCAAGTATTTTAAACTCCCGCTCTGTGACAAAGTCGCGGTTCTCATCGCCCCTGCGCTCGTACCATAACGCAAGCAGTTTTAGTGTGGCGATCAAGATGTCAGCAGGAAGATCGGTAGATGCGTCACCATATCCGGCAACGTATACCAACGTACCTGCGCGGTCCATGCGGTTAACTTCCCAACCATCATTGCGGTGTTTTAGATAGGATGCCTCGACCAGTTGCCAGTTTTCAGCGGCTTCGGTGTACGATGTCTCCACGCCTGCACTGGTCTCGTCGTAGATGGTCAGCGATGTGACGGACTGCACCGGAGGTCTGGGTATTTCGATCCGGTCCCGCATATCGTCTCCGTTCATCTCAAACGAATAAGTGCGCGTAATCAGGGACCGCCGCAGATATTCCTCAACGCGGACGCGAGCCGCTTTGATAAGGATCGTTAGAACAGCGTCTTGGCTCGTATCGGATGAATCAATACGTAGCCATTCCTTTGCTTCTGCTGTGCTTACTGGCTCAACAGACGGTTCGGATGTAACGGTAAGCGACATGGCAGATGGTTGTTAGAATGTAGGAGCCGGGGCGGGAATCGAACCCGCTCCACCCAGAGAGAGAAAAGGTATGCGCCTTTACACTACCCGGCTCACCCACCTATTAGGTGTTAGATACGCGAGCGAATACGATAGCCTCCGGCTGAAGGATCTCGTAGTCTACACGGTATGAGTAGAACAGGTTGACCTGTCCGGTTGCAGCGTCTCCGTAGGGATCACGCAGGACTTTCATGGTCGGAGCCATGTAGTAGCCCATCTGCGACCAATCACCGAAGAAAACTGGCTTGTTGTCACCCGTACCGTCAGCATCGACCTTGGCCGAGAACATGACTGGGTATCCAAGCAGGCTCGGACGATTGGCGTACTGACCGAAGGTCGAACGGATGCCCTGCTCTGCGTACAGACGATCGTTGCCCGTCAGAGCAGCGATGTTGCCGTACGTGGAGCCACGGGTCAGCCATGCGATGTTCGGGCTGTCGAGGTAGAACTGCACCGTATCGTTGAAAGCGATGTCCTCGATCTCACCTGCGGCGATGCCTGCGGCGGTCGAGACTTTTGCTTCCGTACCGGAGGCAGCGGCCTCGGCAACGATCAGGCTGTTGTTCGTTTTCGCCATGCCGCGAGCAACGAAGTTCTCAATGAAGGCAAGCAGGTTGCTCGTCTCATCTTCGAGAAGTTCTTCGCTCAACTGTACTTTCTTCGTGTACTTGACAAGCGTGAACGCCTGCTGACCGACTGCCGGAGCATCGCGGTCGTAGCCGTTGGCTTCTGCTGTGCTGACGAACTCGCCATCTGCTTCGTTGTCGAAGGGCACGTTGACAGTCGTTCCGACACCGGGGATGCGGGTCAGACCGAGCAGGTCCGTGAGGTCGGCTTCGGACTTCTTGGCAAAGATGCCTTCGAAGTGTCCCGTTGGGATTAAAGCACCACCATCGCTGGAGGTTGTAATGTTCATGTCCGTGTCGTTGGATGCTTTGATCTCAACTTCACGGCCATCGACATCGTAACCTTTAGCGCCACGCAGAGCGCCTGCGTCACCATCGCGTACCCATGCGGCGTAGGCTTTGGCTTCGGAGTCCCCGGTGCTTGCGATAATAGCCGGAGCAGACTTTGCTTCGGCAGGTACTTCGACGATGGCGGGAGCGGCTTTGGCTTCTTCCATAGCGTCAAAGCGAGCGTTCTGTGCTTCGAGCATTGACTCGATGCTTTTCAGAACGTCTGTGTTGTGTTCAGACATTGTGTTGTCCTCTTGTTCTGTGTGTGGAGTTTCGCCCATGTCAGGCGTTTCATCGATTGCTTCCGATTTGGCTTCTGCCGCAGTTGGCGCAGGGTGATCATGCCCCGCCTCTGCCGTGTCTGCCTCTGGCTCCACTACATCAGATGCAATTTCCTGTGCTGCCGGGGCTGATGCC